AGGTAAAGTTTCGCAGGCTTTTAAATCATCAACTTCAGCATCAAGTACAACTTCCACTTCGAATTTACCTACAGAAAATCTGAATAATGTTCCAGAAAATTTACAAAATTTAATTCAAAATAGTTCCGACACATTGGCGAATGTTGTTAAAGACTTGACTCAAAAAAATCAGGGTAATTCTGAAACTGAAAAGAAAACAACGTTGGCTGGTATATTGATTGCTCAGTTATCAACACAGTTGAAAACATTGGACGAAATGACTGGAGGAAAACTTGGCACATCATCAGTCGAGTTAAATGAAGCATTACGATATCTTGAAGATGAGTTCAATCAAGGAACTTCCATCTTCGACTTATCAACAAAAGCTGCTGTTCATAAAACAGAAACTATGGTAAACACTCCACCTAATATACAGAAAACGAATCAAAATATACTGAACGCAATTTTAAAACGCCACTACACATAAAAAAAACGCCACCCGAAGGTGGCGTTGCAGTTGAGTTTTAATCTTCTGCTAGAGACTTAAAGTAGTCGAGTTCTTCATCTTCAATATCTGGTGAAGAACGTGGTGTAAAGTCTTCAGCCTTGCCTTTTGATACAGGCGCAGCACCACTTAGACCCAAAACTTTATCTAGTTTAGCCTTCAGTTCATCATATGACTTAAAGTGTTTAGGATCAAGAAACTCTTTAAGTGAGTATTCTTTTTTCCACAATGCTTCAAGTTTAGCATCATCACCACCAAGCAAAGGCGATGAACTTTCAAATTCAGACTTGTCGTAGTTGCGATAACCCTCAACTTGACGAATCTTCAGTTTGAAGTTTGCACCTCCCCAAAAATCAAACGGATTAATGGGTTTTTCATCCTCAAACTGAGGATTCATTGCCTCTGTAATCTTATCGAAGATTTTTTTACCAAACTTGTAAAGTCTGACTTGACCCTCGTTATCTGGATTTTTAGGATCAGAAACAACATAAATGTTTGCAATATAAAACAAACGGCGTTTCTGTTTACGTGCAATTTCTTTGTTTGCTTCGATACCAGAATTCCACAAAACAGAATTATATTCTGAAACTGGATCTTTCTGATTCAAAGTAGTCAAAGAATTTTCAATGTACCATCCACCTGGACCTTGAAAGCCATGGTCGAACAAACGAACCCATGGTAATGCTTCATCACCATCTGCTGATGGTCCAGGTAAGAAACGAATAACTGCCATGCCGTTACCGGCTTTATCTACTTCTGGCTGCCAAAAGCGTTCATCACCTTTAGAACCTTTGGAGCCTTCTGTGGGGGTATTGATTGATTCAACCGCCTTTGTGAGTTTTTGAAAATCGGTGCGGTTGTTTTTTAGTTTGGAAAAGTCCATTTTTTACCTCGTATAAAAGTTGTATTAAAGAGTGTGTGCATCTTGTCCACATGATTCATTATATACTTGTATATATGTATCGTCAAGAATAGACTGCACTGTTTTTATCGTTTTAGCCGTATCTTTGTGAAGAATGCCTATGCCGCCAGCCATATTAAAATCATCAATGACATCTTGCGTATCATCAATTAATATAACATCAGATTTCGCATAGTTAGCCTTCAGATGACGACCAGGTACGATATTGGCTGTAAAGTCTATGTGATGTCTTTTCAGCCAGACCTTTTTCTGCCGTTTCACCTCTTCGTGATGCAAACGACCACCAGAAGATGAAAGTATTTCTACAGGTATATCAAGTGAGATGATATACTTCAATAACTCTTTGCCGCCAGGATACCAATCTAGCGTTTCAAAATTTCTACCGTCAACAAATGTATTCCATTTATCATCGTGTTTTTCACCACGCTCACGACTACTTGCAGCTTTCTGTTTAAAGACTTCTCTGTATCTTTTATTAAAGTCTGACAAAACACCATCCATATCTAAGTAGATTTTAGTTATTCGCATCATATTCTTTCTTCAGTATAATCTTATATTTCGTTGGTTCAAATTGTATAAACGGTGTATATTTTTTTATCCTTCTGCTGACATTTGGATAGTGAATCGTGTCACTGATTTTCTTATCCCATGACGGCAAAAAGTTCAGTATCTTATTCAGTATACAAATCGATTCAAGTGAAATTTCATCGTGTAAAAGTTTCTGTAGCAATACTGGATACTCACCGTCATGTATCATAAATGATGCATTAGCGTCTTTATGACTCATTAATGATGCAATCTCATTTGTGAAGGTGTATGTCAAAGACTGAATAATCTTCTGACGTTTACGATACTCAATGTCAGCATCATTAGTCAGAAGATGTCCTATCCATACATCATGGTTAAGCACCAAATTAGCAACAATATAATCGCGGCATATGTCATCATTTGTGAATCTCCGGCTGAGTTTGTAAAAATGCCACTTATCTTTTCGATTCTCAAATGCAACAATGCTTGTGCTTACTTTACCGTTATACTTAAAGTAATCGTAAGAATCTGAATTAAAGTGGAGTTTAAGAGAAGTGTATAAACAGAATGCTTCATAACCTGTCATATCGGTAAACGATTACCTTTCACTTTTAACATGTTCAAACGCTCTGCTTGCTCATGAATCTTTGATTTAAGATTTGGTGTAATGAGTGAAGCAGCAACTTCTAATTCTAATCCAGTCTCTTTGCAGTGTTCAGTAATAGCCTCAAGATATGTGTAATCTGTATTGGCTACCAACTGCTCTATGCGTATAGAGAACTTGAGCATTTCATCTTTTGTAGGCATTATTTCTCAGAAGTTGGAACTACAGGTGAATAAACATAAACTTCATCGCCATTTTTATTTTGAGCAAATGGCCAGTTATTGTTTGGTATATTGCTGAAATCAAAATTTGCTTGATAATTTTCTTTTTCAGTATTCACAACATATTCAGTCTCATCCCACGGCATAATTTCAAGTCGCCCATCAATTATATAACCACAACCTTGTAAAAAATCACGAAATTGATCAAGGATATCATTAAGAAATAATGCATTACAATTCATTTCCAAAGTTCGTTCACCTTCATTTGAATCAAAATGAAATGTGAAGTTGTGGTTGTCATTATCAAAATCCATAATATAATCTCCGTTTATTTACGATTAGCGGCGTGTGCGATACAAACAATGTCATCACTCTTGGCATATGAACACCTTACAGCCAGTGGATCAATGCCCTTTGCGATTGCGTTTTCAATATTTGCTGCCATAAGTTTACGATCATTCAAACCGTAAATACAAGTCGCAGCAACGATTGAAAGTAAAACCAAAGTGATTGATACTGTGGTTATACTACTCAATCCTTTTTCCATTATCTTCTCCTTTTTACTTGATAAAATACTCATGAATTTTTCTTTGCCTTGTTGTAAAATAAATGTCTGCCGATTTGCACAGTGTATCTCATGTTATTCCAACCAGGTTTTACATAGTCTGCGTGAAAGAACAATGCACCTCTCGTTGGATCTTTGAATTTTTCAGTATAAAGATAAAACGACAACGCTAAGTTCATAACACTATTATATAATGAATTACTCTCTACTGTCAAGAGTCCTTTTCTCATCACATCTTTTGGGCGATTCTCACATACCCATGAGAATTGACAAACACTACCAACTCTTTGCTTAACTACGCCACAATATGTGTCAGGAAAAACTCCTGATTGCATACGATTGTGTGTAACGAATGCGACTGCTATTTGACCGAGTTTGGGTTCCGAACCCGCTTCAAAATACATGTTCTGTGCAAGACATTCTACTTCCGCCCTTGCATCGGGTGATAAATCTTCTAGTTGAACTTTTGGTTCAATCGGTATGTTTATTTGTGCTGCTGCATGACCAATGTAGATAACGAATGCTGCAAAGATACTACAAAGTAATAGTGTAATGTAACGCATAGTTCTCCTTGTTAGTTAGAGAGGTGCCGAAGCACCTCTGTTCCCGTCAGGCAGTTTTTTTGCTTTGTGTTTTTTCTGCTGTGATATTGGAAACGAATCCATTCAAGGCTTGTGCCTTGCCGATGATATCGTTCTCTGTGGGATATGGTGGAAGTGCAGGGTGATCAGGTATTACCTGTCCGTTTAGTTTAGCGGACTCTACCTTCACTTGCCAGTCGTGGCTAAGTTGTTCACGCTTACCATAATATTCTTCGGTAAGCATGTCTTTCGCCATTTTTAGAAGTTCAAGACGAATCTCGAACGGTGTAAGATTACTCATAATTGCTCCTGTGTGTGTAATACTGGCGATTGTGTGTGTGGTGCCAGTATTTTTATTTAGTCATTTATAACTTTGTGGCTCTTGTTTCTCTGCATAATTTCCGCATCTCTGGCGTAAAATCAGGAGATATTTCACTCAGACCGCAGTTGATGTATGCACCTTTTGGTTGTGGCACAAATGTAATTAGAAACATGAATAGAAGAACTGCTCCACCAATCAATAAAAATGATTTACTCATATCAATCCCAAAGTCCTCTGTAGTATTTACCAAATAAACGAAAACCGTTATCCATACGATCATAAACTTTTTTCATGCCATCGTAATCACATTCGTATGTGTGATTTGGTCCATGTTCAAATGTGTAGAGTGTTGGTTTACCATCTGCGTCCCATTCACACGGCACAGAATGTGTATCAATATTACCAGAACGATATGCATCTTCCCATGTATCATCAATCAGGTGTTCAAATGCAAAAATCATTTCATTCAACACCCATTCCCAACGACGATGAGTAATGTCCCACGATTCTTTTTGAAACTGTTCGTCATCTTCAAACTGTAATATGAATTGTGAAGAACCGTCATCATAACCAGTCATACGCAATTCTTGTGGTACATCTTCAAGATCAACCATAGGTGAACCATGTTTAGTATCACGCAATTGTTTCAACATCGGCAAAATAATATGTGCTAATGTGTGATCCATTGACCATGTGTCATAGTGATCAATGTGTATTTTGATTTTGCGTTTTTTGTGTTTATCAATCCACAAAAAGAAATCATTCAACCAAGATGATTTGCCATTTTTGTCTTCAGAAAGCCATGTGCCGAAGTTGTGAACCCATTCTGGTTTATCTTTGTAGCCATACTCGTCAGGCACTTTTTTTGCCCAAAAGCAAAGCAGTTCTGCTAGTTGATAGGGACCGAACCAGTTTGTATAAGGACCAATATTTACTTTCATGATATATCTTCTGAATTTGATGTGAGTTGTTTTGGTAATAAGGTACAACTCACTTAAACCCCAGCAAGGCTATTTAAGCAGCCATTGCGTAGTAATTATCGTTTGCGGATAATTTATTTGCTTGATTTACAGTCATCGCCTACTGTGTTGCCTTCTCCACTATCTCACCCTGTCGAAACCAAGTCTAGCCCATCAGAAGTGTCCTGCTGTTCACAGGTCGGGAATTCCAATCCTCAGAGTCTTGTTAAACTCTTACATATCACCCTAAACAACACTTCTGGTGGACTAGGTGGGAGTCGAACCCACGTCCAGAATGCCTTCACTTTGAAGGAGTTACAACAATTCCTTCCTGCTGCATTTGTCGTTGAAACTCATTTTTCTTTGATGCATACCAACCCCATGAGCCGAAGAAAGTGGTACCTGGATTAGGTCCTTTCTCTCTCAAGTATGCATCAAGTTTTTCGTCGTATTCTTTTTCAGTAATTTGCATATCACACCGTTGTAAATCTTGCAGAACCTTTGCTAGTTCTACCAGGCTTCAGCGGCTTGTCAGATTTTGGTTTTGTTTCTGTTTGAAACGGTGCATGTGGCTTATTGTAAGCCATTTTACCTACGTTCTCTGTCTTGCCGTGTCCTGGGAATCCCGTTTTGTTTGTTCCATGTAAGGTCGCTGTTTTTCCATCATGATGTAAGATTGAGTCTTGATTATAATGTTCTCCATGTTTTTTAATATCATGGAGTAGTTGTTTGCCGTGTTCATCTCCCTTTCCTTTTGCATGTACCAA